CCCAGAATCAGGGTCACGGTCTCGGTGACGTAGGCGCCGTCCCCGTCCTCTTCCAGCTCGCTGTCCACCCAGCGGACGCAGACGAAGGGGTACGTCCGGGCATCCTGCGTGTCGGGCAGGCCGTGCAGGAACACGCGGCAGTCATGCGGAGTGCCGGACGGGTCAGGGAAGGCGTAATTCTTCAGCTCTGCGGCAAGATGGGCATGAAGCGAAGTGACAAGCTCGCGGCTTCTCATTTTGCAACCCCCGAAAGAAGGGCCTCAATTTCGTGTTCAAGACGCCTGGTGAAGACCTCTCCAGCGCGTTCCTGAATCCGCTCCTCAGCAGCCTTGCCCAGAGCCTGAACGGGCGAAGCGCCGAACAGCATGTGCATGTTGCCTTTGGAGAAATCCTTCCATTTCCCACCGTGCCGGCGCACAAACACGCCATATCCGCCCTGCTTCTTCTTCATGACGAACGGGCGGTCAAACCCGGCTTCTCTCTTCACCCGGCGCGGCCCGGCCTTGCGCACCTGGGCCGAGACGCCGCCGCGAGGACGGACGCCGGGCGTATTGGGCTGCGCCTTGAAGTGGATCAGCGACACGCCGATGCGGCCCCGGATGCTGATTGCCCCGGCCGGGGTATCGGGCGTGGCCTTTTTCACCACGATGTCGTCAAAGAGCTTTTTGGGCCTGGCCGTGTAGCGTTGGCGCGCAATACGCGCGGCCTCCGCCTTCACGGCATTGAGCGTGCGGTTGACGGCGCGGGCAATGGCCTTGCGCTGCGTCCTCTCCGCCATTGCAGAGAGGGTTTCCTTCATGCGGGACAGGACGGCATCCGCATTGGGGATTTCCAATTCCAGGTCACGCATCAGCTCCGCTCCTTGTAGAGCTTCAACACTGTCAGTTCCATGCCGTTGCAGGAAAGCACACGCCACTTTTCACCGTTGAATGTGACCACAAGGCCGGGCTGATACTTGCCCTTGAGGTCGCATTTCCGCACCCGCAGGCTCACCGCGTCATACACAACGCCCATGCGGTCATCGCTTTCATCAGGAAACTCCAGTTCATCGTAGTCCACGATGGCGGCAACGCTCTCCCCGTCCAGGGTGACGGTTTCCGCAAACTCCTCCAGATTGAGGAACACGCGGTCTATGTCCTTTGTGAGCGTTTCCTTAAAGTAGCGCATGAACTTCCAGCCTCACCCTTCCATGTCGCTGCGGAACTGGCAGCTACGGGCATGCTCCCGCCGCTGTTCCGGCGTCATCTCGTCATGCAGCTTGTGCATCTGCACGGGGTCATTGATGTCCACAAAGGCCAACCCGCGTTGCTGCATGCAGAAACCGTGGACGGAAAGCCCGTCCTTTATCTGCTGATGCAGGGCTTCACAGCGCGCCTGGCAGGTTTCGTTGCGCACATATTCGTGCATCTCCGCATGGAATTCTTTGCGCAGCGCGTCGATTTTCCTGTCCAGCTCCTTCTGCCTGGACAGCAGCGCTCTCACGCCCCAGCCTACGACAGAGACCAGAAGCAGCGTTACGGGCTGGATGAGGTGTTGCAGTTCCAGCATGGCGCACCGTCACTTCTTCAAATGCGTCAGGACGGCCTTCGCGGCACTGGCGTTCCTGGCCCGTCCCACGTTGCAGCCGATGGCGTTCATGAGGCCGTAAAGACAACGCCAGAGGATATTCGCCCCTTCTTTGGGGCGCGGAATGACGGCGGCCAGCATGGCGCAGACGGAGACCACCAGCGTGATCCAGCCCTCCCAGGAGGCGGGCAGCAGAAGCAGCAGCTGCGCGACCACGTCCCCGCCGACAGGGGCCGATTCCGCCGCAGGTTCTGCGGCAATCACCGCCACGGCGATGCAGCAAACGGCAAAGGCCAGCATGAGGCAGGCGATAATGCGCTTCATGGCGTCCCCCTATTTCGGGTCATACGTCCGGCTCATCCAGCCGGACGTGAATTTGCGCTGGCTTGCCTTTTTGGCGGCCAGTTCCAGATAGTGCGCCCCCTGCATGCAGTTGAGGGCATGGACAAGAGACTTCACATCCACACGGCGGGCCAAAATGGTGGACAGGGCGCTCAACGTCTTGGGGCCGATGGCTCCATCAAGCACAAGGTCAACAAAGAGCGGCTGGCCGTTGCTCGCCCGGTTGAAGGCATTGCAGACGGTCTGCACCTTTTTCCCCGCGCCGCCCTTGCCGAGGTTCACGGCCTCCTCGAAAATCTCGTCCGCCGCTTCCTGCGGCAATGCGGCGAGGCCCAGCCTGTCCCACCATTCCGCCCTGTACCATGCCTCCACCTTGGCGGTGAGCTCAGGTATGGACGCGAGATACTTGCTGAAGCTGTTCGCCCCCTGGGCATACGAGGCATGCTGTTTGGCCTGGTCAATGATGATCCAGCCCGACCAGTTGGGGAAAAACGCACGGGCTATGCCCGCATACGTCTCGCCCCCACGGTCAGCCGGGTCTTTGCACCAGCCGCCCTCGAACTGCTTGAGCGGCCTGTAGGCAATGACGAAATCAGCCACGACGCGCCTCCTATGACTTCTTGACCGTCAGCTCGACCAGGGCTTCGGGGTAGATGCAAAGGGTCAGGGGATTGGCCTGCACTTCCACGTCATAGCCGCGGCCGCGGGGCTTTTCGTCCATGCGCGCATAGAACGGCAGGCCCACGGTATTGACGGTTTCCATCCAGTCGGCCGGCGCGTTGTACATCTTCCAGATGCCCGGCCCCACGGGGTACAGGTGGCCCTTGTCCGGCTCCACAAGCTGGCGACCGCCCACGACCTCGCTGGCCTCGTAGAACGTCACGTTGCCGTAGGTGAAACCGCGCTTGCGGTAATCGTTGTCGCCAAAGTCCTGCTGATGGGCGAGCCATTCCTTCCAGTACGAGCGCACAAGCTCATGGCTGGTCAGGCAGTCGTAGAAGTTGGAGCCGATGACGGCTTCAAAATGGTTGTAGGGGTTGCCCTGCATGCCCTTTTCCGCCGCGCGCTTGGCTTGCACAATGCTGGTAAGGACGGGGTCTTCATTGGCGGCCCAGGAGGCGGGGAAGCGCACATTCATCCTGGTCGGCGTGACGCCGAAGGTGTCATAGATGTTGTGCAGCACCGTGGTTCCATCCGCATCCAGAACCACGCCCTTGACCGCGCCCAGCCGATGGAATTCGCGCGTCATGTCGAGGTTGCGCTTGAGCACGGTCATCTTGTCATTGATGACAGTGGCCGCCGAGACAAGCTCCGTGGAACCGAAGGCGCGCACGTCCTGAATGTCTTCAGGGGAAAGGGTGTCGGCCTGCGGCAGATGCGTGCAGGTGAGCATCTTCACCTCGCGCTTCCTGCCGCGTCCGCCCAGATATTCCGGCTCCGCGCCGCGCTGCTGGTCGGCAATGAGGGTGATGCGCCCGGCCTTCAGCTCAAGGGCCACGGCTGTGGTTCTGACGCCTTTTTCCTCGAACATGCCGGAGAAGCGCGTAGGCATCAGCGGCAGCTTGTTCACGGCGTCCGTCATTTCGACGGCGCTGAACGTATCAGCGGAATTAAGCATCGACATCGCTCGGAACCTCCTTTACGACAAAGCCCAGATCGCGCAGGGCGTTCAGGGCGTCGGCCTTCTTGGTCACAGATGGGTCAAAGACCAGATTGGCCGCATTGATGATGCTGTAGCCGCGCAGCACCAGGGCGGACTGGTCAGAATCAGACGCCTCCAAATCCGGCCCGATATACACGGCCTTGGCAGCGCCAAGCGTGCTCTCGGCATCCTGCTCCCCCGCCGTTTCCTTGAGCGGGGCATACTTGCCCTCATCATCACGGGTCAGCACTGCGCCAAAGGGCACTGCGCCGGAACCGGCGGCGATGGTCACGGTCTCCCGGCTGTAGCGCGGGTCAAGCTCATGCAGCACGGTTTCGCTGAACCGCTTGCCGAAGGTGTATGTGGTCACTTCCACCTTGCTCATGGTTGCCTCCTAACCCCGCGACGCCGCCGCGCGGCGTTCCGCATCGGCTACCAGCGGGCTGATAGTATTTCTGGTGTTTGCCCCGGCATTGACCGGGGGCGTATGCGCGCCCTGAAGGGCTGCCAGAATGTGAGCGCGGCTTCCGTCTTCCTCAGCTTCAGGCTGCGGCGCGGCCTCGGCCCTGGGGAACAGGTCGGCCACACCAGCGAGCTGTTCCGGCGTGAGATTGAGCGCCTGGGCCTTGGCCAGCAGGTTTTCCACTGCCTGCACATCCTCGGCCCTGCACACGGCCTTCATGGCGGCCAGGGCGCCGGCCCCGCCGTCCCTGGCCGCCGCAGCCAGCTTGGAGGCCAGTGCGGCTTCGGCCTCCTTGCGGCCTTCGGCCCTGGCCTCGGCGCGTATGGCCTCCACCAGTTCGGGCGCTTCCTTGGAAAGCGCCTCCAATGTCAGATTGGGCATGTTCTCCTCCAATAGTGTTTGGATTGCCGCCGCCTCATCGCGCACGACCTCCGTGACAAGGCCAAGGGGCTTGGCTTCCGCGCCCAGGAAGACCTGCGCTTCCCCCCACAACGGTTCGGGTGCCGTGATGCCCATGCGCCCGGCCACGTCCGCCTTGAAAATGGCGTGGATGGCGGTCAATCTGTCCTGAAAATATGCGCGCTCCTCCTCGGTCAGCGGGCGCTCCCCGCGCCCGGCCCCCTTGAATTTGCCGCTGGCGATGTACTGGAGGCTCACGCCCGCGCGCTGATAAAACCCTGAATATTCCGGCACGCACATGATGACGCCGATGCTGCCCACCTGCCCTGTGGCCGGAGCAAGAACGCGCCCCGTGGCGCTGGCCAGCCAGTAGGCTGCGGATGCCGCCAGACCGTCCACATAGGTGGCAACGGGCTTGGCGGCGCGAATGTCGGCAATGTAGTCCGCCAGCTCCTTGGTTCCATTGACCACACCGCCGGGCGAATTGATGGAGAGCAGGACGGCTCGGACGCCGGGGTCTGCAACGGCATTGCCTACCGCAACGCGGATGGCGTCCTGCCCCACGGCGAAAATCTGCCCTGAGATCCAGCCCGTCTGCGTGGTGCGGTCAATGGGGCCATTGACGGAAATGACGGCCACGCCCCCTTCACGGCGGGTCATGGACGCGGCGAAGTCCTCCGTTGTGCGCCCCTCGGCAAGGGCAGTCGGGCGGCTTTCAGGATGCGCCGCCAGGGCAGCTTCCTCCCGGTACAAGCTGAACACGGCGTCCGCCTGTTCCGGGGCCAATGCCCAGAGCCGGTCATGCGTCATCGGCATCTTCCTTCTCCTTGCCGTCCCCGCTGCCGGAGGACGCCTTACCGCCCACCGGCAGCGCTCCGAGTTGCGCCAGCCTGGGGGCTTCGGCCAGCATGGTTTCCGCGCCTTCATCCCAGTCGCCGCCGCGTTCGGCCCACGCCTCGCCATAGGTCATCAGGCGGTTTTGCAGGGCGAGGATGATGGCCTCGACTTCCTTCACAGGGTCAACAAAGCCGCGCGCCGGGCCGACCCAGCTCGCATTGCACCACAGCTCGCGGGCATCATAGAAATCCGGCCCGCCCTTGGGCAGCTTCACAAATCCGCGCAACCACGCCTCTTCCACCAGCATCTCCCAGAGGGGCTGGCAGTACGCGCGGGCGAACCACTGGCGGTAATACGAATAGAGCTTCCACGCCTCATTGAGCGCGGCGCGCATGGAGCTGTAGTTTGTCTTGGAGTAGTCCTTGGCCAGGGTCTCATAGGGAATACCCTGGCTGGCTGCCATTGCGCGGAGGATGATTTCGACGAAGGACGTAAAATTGGAGCTGGGGCGCTTGCTCTCCAGCGGGTATGGCCTCTGGTTCACATCGCCGTAGTAAACGCGGCCCGGCTTCACTTCATGGTAGCGTTCGCCCGGCTCGGCCTCATCCGCGCCATCCTGCGCAAGCGGCATCTGACCGCTCTCAGTGGCGATGAATACCGGGAAACTGGCGGCAATGACCTGGGCAAAAAGCTCATAATTGAGCGCGTCCGACAGGTTGCGGAACAGGGTGATGCCCGGCGCGAAGGCGGAAACACCGCGCGTCTGCTCTTCCTCCTCCTGCCGATAGAGGTGGAAAACCAGACGGCGGTGCGCCCGCGTGGCCGGGATGCAGGAGAAATCGGCGCTGGTCAGCACTTCCGTGGAGGTGAAAGCGTCCAGGGCCGATACGGGGGGATTGGCAACATAGTAGAATTCGGGCCGCCCGCAGCTCGAAAAGCGGATGCCGTCACGCACTGCGGGGTCACTCACAAGATCGGCGGGCGTTTGCAGGCGTTGCGGCCGCACGGCCTGCACTGCCAGGGAAAAGAGGTCGCCGGAAGACCGACGCTCCGCCTCGCTGCGCATGACGGCCAGATGCAGCATCTCGCCGTGGGTCAGCATGGTGCGCAGCCCCAACAGCTGAAGGTCGTGAAAATGCGAAAGGCCGCGGATGTCGGCTTCCAGCACCCAGCGGCTCCAGGCCCACTCCATTTCCTTGCCGACGCGGGCGGCCTCTTCCGGGGCGATGCCCAGCATGTCGGACGGCACTGCGGCCTTGGGCAGCAGGCCCGTCCCCACCGCGTTCATGGTTATGGCCTGGAGGGCCGAACCCGCCGCCCAGTCATTGGCGGCCAGGTCGCCCGCGCGCCGTTGCATGACCATGCGTTCGCGAGCCGCGTCCGCCCTGCCGGAAAGCATGGGGCCGCGCCAGCCGGAAAGCGGGGCGCGGAAAGATCCGGCGTCCCGCGAATTGCCGGGGACATAGCGGGCCGTGGAAACGGGCTTGCCGTAGGCGTCAACAAGGCCGGTCATCAGCGCACCGTCCTGCAGTTGACGTATTTGAGGCTGCCGCCCTTGCCGTCCAGGGCTTCAAGTTCTCCCTGAAGAAAGTCGAGCTGACCACGGATGGTCGCCACATCCTGATAGGTCAGGGAGCGGCCGTCGATGGTGTACGACTTTCCGCAGGAAACGGCCTTGTAGGCTTCTTTCCAGCGTGAGATGAGGTCGATGAGTTCAGGACGGGTCCAGATAGACATGCCTTGCTAATAGCATGTCGTTTTTAGCATGGCATCATATGTTGCCGAACAAACAGAACTAACAGAACATACGGACAAAAAAATTTTCAAAACTTCGCCGAGGGGGAGGCAAAAGAGGCGTCTTGCGGGCCGGAACGGGGGATGGTAGAGAGGTGGCGGGGCGGCCCTCCGGTAAAGGAGGTCTGCCTATGGAGCAGTTTCTGCTTGATGTGCTCGCCGGCATCATTGCCAGCGCCATCGTGGCTTTTGTGTTCCGCCGCTTCGGCGGATAACGGAAACAGAAGAGCCCCAGGGCGGATGCGGTTCCATTCCTAGGGGCTCTTCTGCGAGTTCACAAAACTCCGGGGGGTTGCCCCGGCGGGGCAGTGTTGACGCACTGCCCCGCACTTTTTTGATAAGCGCGGTAGGTGGCCTTGTCAAGCGAAGCGCCCCAGGGCGAAGAACGGTTCCTCCCGTCAGGCATCCAAGGAGCGGGCCACATATTCCCGCGCCGCCGCCGCCAGCAGCCCGGAACGCGTCATGCCGGTCTCCTTCGCTCGGCGGTCGATAAGAGCCACAAGGCGCGGCTGCATGGAGATGTTCAGGCGCATGAAAGGCTCCGGCTTGGGGTCGGCAGGAACAAGCTGATACAGCGTGCCCGCCGTCACGGCAATATCCAATTCCCGCGCCTGCGCCGCCGCCTTGGCTACCGCCGTGGCATAATCGGACGGTTCGGGCAAGGTTTCTCCCCTGTCCATCTCAACTTCCAGATACCCTGTCAGGGCATCCATCGCGGCCTGCATGGCCCCATCCATTCCCGTGCCAAAGGGATCACAGCCGGGCAAATCGGGAAAAGAAACATTCACTACGCCTTTCTGCTCCTCATCAGGCAAAAACTGCGCATAATAGTAATACATTGTCCCTCCGGCATGTTACATGGGCTTGCCCTTACTCCCTCAGTTCGCCGCTGCGGGCCAGGCCAAGGCGGCGGCAGCAAGGAAACCGGAGCGAGTCATGCCGTTGAGCTTGGCCTTGCGGTCGATTTCAGCGAGCACATTACGAGGCATGCTGATGCCCAATTTTACAGGCGTGGCGTCAAGATTAGGGATGGCAATAGGCGGATAGGCCAACGGGCCACAAGGCACAATGCCCAGCTCCTTGATTGTTGCCGCAGCACTTGCCTGCACATCTTCCAGAGAAGATGGCTGCGGAATGTCTTTTCGGGCAGCAACATACTCTTCCAGACTTTCACGCAAGGCATCAGCCGCCATGAACATGGCTTCACCAAGGTCGTCGCCCTGGGTATTGGCTTCTGGCACGTCCGGAAACCAGACTGTATAACCACCACCATCTTCAGGACAGAACACAGCAAAATAATATTTATCTGACATGGTTCACCTCAACGCAATGAAATTCCGATCTGCTTTTCAAGCAGACGTACAAGATTTTCATGGATTTCCGTATGTCTGCCAATGGTCGTAACATAGTTGCCGTTTGCGTCATACACCTTTGTATGGTTAGCGCCTTCCCGAAAGACAAAGCCGTGAGCGGCGAGTATTCTGAGAATGTCTTTACGCTTCATTATTGGGTCCTTGTCCATAACAGTATAGATTTTTTTCTCTACTGTCAATAATTTTCTAGAAATTTTTATAGAATATCCCTCTAGTGCTTCGCAAGGAAGGTCAGCTCATCATAGGGGACGAAGCCCATGCGCCGCGACGCGCAGAACGCAATGACATACCAGCGGCAATCGCTGCCCAGCATCACCTCGTCGCTGGCCAGGAATCCGACCGCCCGGCCCAACGCCTCCCCCCGGCTGGTGTACGGCCCGCAGGGCATGGACACGCGCTGCCCCTTCCTGACCGTGGGCCTGTCCGGCACCTCCCGGCGGGGCGGCAAACCATCCTCCCCGGCCAGCATCCCGTGGATGACTTGCGCCACGTCCCCGGCGTCCAGCCAGCAGCGTGCGCCGTCCGACCGGTTATGCCATCGCCCGTTGACGCGCAGGCGGACGCAACCCGGCTCGCCGTCCTTCCACTGGTCGGCATCGAACAGCTCCGCCCTGTAGGACCTGCCCCCGATTTTCAGCAAAAACGCGGCAATTTTCCTGCGTCTTTCGCTCATGGTTTTGCCCCGTTTTGCGGGCACAACGGCACCGGGCGCACGAGCCTGCGGCAGTCGGCTTCATACACCCAGAGGCCGCGCCTCCCGCCTTGAATTCGGTATGCGGGGAGTGAGCCAGATTTTATCAAGCTGTAAAAATAATCTTTCCCGCAGCCGAGTATCTCGCACGCCTGCCGCCAGTTGAGCCGCCGGCCCTTGTCCTGCCGATGTTCCTCCATGAACTACCTCCTGAACTCGCCGAAGCGCCCGGCAATGCCGCCGAATTCGCCCCGCACGGCAGCGGCTTTGCGCCGGGCGGGCCTTTCCGCCTTCACCTTGCTGTTGCGGACGTTGCGGATGTAGGCGAGCGCCTTGACCATGACCTCGCAGTCCCAGTAATGGTTCGGCCTGCTGTGCGGATTGATCCATGCCTGCTCGTCATCGTCATAGACCTCGGCGCACATCTCGCGCGCATATTCCTCCAGCTCTCCCCGCTCATTGCTGTGCAGGTGGAATGCGCCGGGGTCATCCGGGTGGATGCCGATTTTATGCGCGAGGTCATTCTTGAAAAAGGTCGTGTCGCAGCGCCAAAGATTGATGCCGCCGGGAATCTTGATCTTGTTGCCCTTGATGTCAGGGAAGTATTCCTGCGGCGTGGGCGTGTAGGGCTGGGTCATGGAGCGGACGCCCTGCCAGGGATAGACGCGGCCCCGGTGCTTGACGGCGTAGCGGTAAATCTCGGCCGTCCGGCCGCCCATAGCGTCTATCATCACGGCTCGCACATGGTATTCCCGGCCCTGCGCGTCGATGTAGGCGCTTTGCCAGAAGATGGCGTCCAGGGCCTCCAGCGTGTCCGCCGTGCCGCACTGGACAAGCCAGCTTTCCTCCAGCTCGCCAAAGCCGAACGCCCGGATGACATAGCGGAAATGCCCTTTCTGCGTGTCCACGCCCGCCAGCAGGCAGCACACGCGCGGCACGTCCCCCGCCTTGCCGGGAACCGGGCCGGGAACCTTGCCGCGAGGGCGGTCGTCACAGAGGGCCAGCACTGCGTCCTCATTGCGCACGGCGTGTTCCTGCACCCACGGCTCGGCCTTGTACTGGTTCTGATAATCCTTGAGGTCGTTGATCCGGCCTGACTGCCTGGCCTTGAGCGCCGCCCGCGCCACTTCGGAGAGCGACACGAAAAAGGACAGCCAGGCCGGTACATGGAAGCCCACCTTCTGCGGCCGGCGGGTGGCCAGATAGGAAGCGAGGTCAAGGCCGCCCGCCCTGTCGCGCCACTCCCCGCCGCGCACGGCGCGGTCACGGTCATTGTCATCCCAGACCGTGCCGCAGTGCTCGCAGGGGTAGGTCGCCAGGCGGCGGGTCAGCACTTCCTCGGCGTCCGGCTCCTTGTCCGTGCCCTTGCCCGGCCAGTCAATGCGGTCGCATTGCATGAGCTGGCGGATGCCGCAGTGCGGGCAGCGCACCCAATAATCAAAACGCACCTGGGCTTCCTCGGTGAAGGCCAGCCAAATGGGACTGTTCTTATCCGTGGGCGTGGAAATCTTGAGGATGTGCCGCCGGGTGCGCCAGGTGATGGTGCGCTTTTCTGCCAATGCCTCGGAGGTGGCCTCGTTTTTTGGGTTTTTATACTTGTCCAGCTCGTCCAGTATCAAGGTGCGGATGGGCTTGTTGCCCAGCCGTGACACCGAGCCTGACCACGCCAGATAAATGGGCATGTGGGTCAGGTTAATGCGCAGGGAGGAAGCGTCATCACCGTAGCCCGTCATGTACTCGCGCAGGCGCGGCGACGCCTCAATCATGGGGATGATGCGGTCCTTGGCGTTCTCGCGGGCCGTGATTTCGTCCGGGAAGACATACATGACCGGGCCTGGGCAGCGGTCAATGCACCAGCCGACGAAGTTGTGCCCGGCCTCGCTGCCCCCCGTCTGCGGCGACTTGCAGATGATGACCGTCTCCACGCCGCGCGTGGCCATCGTATCCATGATACCCGCCA